ATGTTTGCCGGCTATTCCGCGTTGCGCAACGAGCTGGAAATCTACAAGGGCTTGGTATTTGTCCTGATGACGGGGCTGGCTTTGTATGCGTTGTTGCGTGCCTGGCAGAGTGATTTGCCTGACGCGCACATCAATTTGCTGGATGATGAGACTGCCCGGATTGGGGGGGCGACGGTTCGTCTGCCGATCATTTACGTGCTGGGTGAAGCGCGGCGCGATAAATGGTGCCTTTTTTGCGCGATAAATAAAAGCCATAAACCATTTTACACGCAGCAACATAATTGCGACTGGCGAAAATAACAGATTTCGCCATGTCAAATATCAGACGCTTCAACCTTCATCATCGCCGCCAATCCATTCCAACAATCGCCCAAGCACTGGACAGGTATATTACAGAAATATCACCATCCAAAAAAGGCGCAGCAGCTGAGCGTTCAATCGCCAGAATATGGCAGTCAACCAGACTTGGAAACCGACAAATCGACCGAGTCAGACCTGCTGATATAGCGGACATACGGGACGATTGGCTGGGTAAATATGCCCCAGCAACGGTTGTGCGGCGAATGGCGCTGCTGAGCCATCTGTACACCGTCTTGCGTAAGGACTGGGGGCACCACGACGTAGTCAACCCGGTGCAGCTTGTGCGTCGCCCCGCCGTGCGTGACGCGAGAGACCGGCGCCTACAGGAGCGGGTGAAGCTGCGCGGCATGGGTGTGCAGGAAGATGAGCTGACGTGGATCATAAAAGCCACCCTATCACCGGAGCTGCCGACGATCCTGATCCTTGCCAGAGAGACGGCCATGCGTCGTGCTGAAATTGCCGGATTACGGAGAGAATGGATCAACCTCAGGCTCGGCACGGCATATCTGCCGGACACCAAGAACGGGAAATCAAGGGAAGTGCCGTTATCACCATTCGCCGTAGAGGCACTACGAAAATGGCTTGAAAGCAGACCCCATCGAGGGCGCATATTCACACTTTCCCCAAGCGCGGTCACACGAGCGTTCATCAGAGCCAAGCAACGCGCTCGGCGCGAATACGAGGCACTATGCCGCCAAAAAGGGCGTAGGCCGAGAAAGGATTATTTTCACGATCTGCGCTTTCATGATTTGCGTCATGAGGCAACGTCAGTGCTGGCAGAGATCTACGACATGCACGAGCTGGCCAAGATCACCGGCCATAGCGATACGCGGATGCTGCTGCGCTACTACCACCCACGAGGGAGCGTGCTGGCCAAGAAGCTACGGCGCAGCTCCCTCGGGAAACGGCAGCTGGCTGCGCTACGGGATACTGTCCGATCCCAAAATTCAACATCACTCTAAAAACGTCCAAAGGCCGCGCATTACCAGCACAATTATTGTGACCCACCCTATTATCTCGACGATACTCATATCACGCCTAACCCGCCGGTGTTTCAGGCGTTTCCGTAACAGTTTCAGGCTCCGGCGCGGGGGGCGGCGTTAGTGTGAGCCACGCCGGGATGGGGCCAAGGCCGGAATAACTGACCGCAACACCCTCAACATCAACATCCGCGCCCCGAGAATATTGTGCGCCAGTTTCCACGACGTAAAGTACGTCGGAGCGGTGATCCTCAAAAACTTCCCAGCTGATGCCCACGCGCACGGCGGCGGAGCCGTCCGGCGCGATCGGCGGCGCATCCTCGTAGGCACCGAATGGAATATTAAATCGACCAGGTGACAGCGGCAGCGCGTGCGCTTTTGTCTCATAGAGGAAAACACCTTCCGGATCGGTTTGGTAAACGGTTTTAGTGCTCATTTTTTCTCCTTTAAATTTGCTTAGTTGATCATCGCACTGCGAATGCCACTACGCTGGGCGGATATAAGACGGACACTATCAAGAGCCACAGCCACCCCGGATTTTTCGGCTCCGCTTTCGGCGGGTGCGCGGGCGGTGGAAATGCCGTCCCATCCGGTAGCGCCACCGCCACCGGAGTTTTTGGTACGGCAGAGACTGCGCCAAAACATACCTACTTTCTGCCGCGCATCCATGTTTAACGCGGCCATATCACTGCGAATGCCAGAGATCTCGGCACATACCAGCTCGACGGGTTTGAAAGCCATACGCACATCACACGTGTCGGCCTTGGCGGGTTGTTTGGTGTGCAAGGCGCTGGCTTCACAGGATCTATCGATCAACCGTCTGGAGCAACCGGCATCTCGGAAACGCGGCCTGTCAACACAGCTTTTGCACCTCGGATTCATGTTTAATTTAGACATGAATTCGTGGGTGATATGCGCTGTTAATAGGCCTATTTTCTGCACCTGTCGGGACGATAAGGCTTGCATCGAAATCATGTGTAATCGTCCCAGAAATGCTTCCGGTTGTGTGGCCTGCCGTCGTGGCGCCTGCCGCGATCGAGTTGGTGAACGCGCCGGTCTTGCCGAGAATTCCCTCGCTATCTTTAAACAACGTAAGTGTGCCAGTGATGTTCCGAATGGCATCACCTTGCGTAGAGCCAAGCGTCCGAGCATTCGCAGTGATGCAGTCGGCTTAGACATGGATACGTGGGTGAAAGGCCGCATTGATTGGTCGGCTGTCGCCTGGAGTAACTTGTATCGTCGCGGAAATCGGTGTGGTATTTGCGGCATCAAAGGAAGTGCCATTAATGACCAGATCGTTGAGCAAATAGTTCGCCCCCGGTGCGTTAACGCTAGTAGACGCAGCAGTAACGTTGATGCTCCCAGCTTTTGCAGTCTGCACACTGCCGAGCGTCCGAGCATTCGCAGTGATATGGTCTTAGACATGAATGCGCGGCGCGAAAGCTGTGTTGACAGGGCGTGTTTCTGTTCCGCCGCGAGGCGTAGATTTGCGTTCTTCACTTGCTCCGGACACGGTACTGCCTGGAGAGGCTCCAGCGGCAGAAGATACCCAACCAACTCCGTGATCATGCTGAGAAAAGGAATCGGTTTGTTTGCTACCGAGCGCCCGAGCATTCGCAGTGATGGCGACATGTTAAACATGGATGCGCGGCAGAAAGTAGGTATGTTTCGGCGCGGTCTCTGCCGTACCGAAGCTACCCGTTTGGGTCGCCGCATCATCACCAATTCGGCGCACGTCCTCAGTCGCCCCACCACTTCGTTGAATAATCCCAGTAGCGTGTGTGTGCGCTTTAATCGTGTCTGCCTTATATCCACCCAACAGAGTGGCATTCGCAGTGTCGAGGTCAGTCCCGGTATAGCGCCGAAACTGATTCCGCAGATCCGGGACTCTGAAATCATCTCCTCCAAGATCGACGAAATGATGCGTCCCGGCGATCCAGTCTCCAACTGCTACCACAAGCGCGTTTTCCTGTGCATAACCCCACAGTTGCGGATAGGCCGCCTTGCTCAGTGTGCCGCCGACAGCGTCGATCTCACTGACCAGTGGCGTGACCGTGTGGCCATCGAGCGGTCGCCCGCACAGCGGCGAGCGGTAGCCGGTGAAATACGCGGACGTCGACCAGAGCCAGACCTCAGCGCACTCAATAACGAGGACGGGACCGATGTCAGTCGTTGGTAAGTTATTGATGGAATACGAGTTGGCAGAATTTGCCGTAATGAGCGCCATCAAGGCATTAGGAAACTGATCGAAGTCAGTATCCGATAACGGCAACCCAGCCGCCTCGATCGTTCTAATGATTGCTTCCTGCAAATGATTACACCACAAAGCGGACAATTGCGTTGCTTGAATACCTGCTGCTTTATTTCCGTCGCGGAATCCATCCTTCCCTTCGCCGAATAAATCCGCTACAGCATTTGATGTGGCAATTCGTTTCATTTTCTTCCCCTATTGATAGGCAAAAATTGCAGTTGTTTCGGCGGGCTTGTTTTGATTGATGTAACACTCAAATCCTTCATCGCCCCAAGTCGCCAACGGCTCATCACAGGCACTATTGCAATCAGCCTGTCTAACTGCTGCTGCTGCTGCTATATTGAGTTGCCAAGTCCACCGGTCTACCTCACTCCATAGCGCCCCATCGCAGTCGCCGTCGCACGTCAGCGGTCGATACGTCTCGATCGTCGTGTCGGGATATCCCGAACGACGGGCAACCTCAACAAAAAATGGTATCGATGCACCACCTTGCGCGGTCAGCTTTGACCAAGCAGCGCCGCGACGCTGTTCAAGCGTTTGCTCAACCTCCAGAATGGTGACGCATTGTTCCGGCAATGCGAGCATCCTCTCAAACTCATCGATCAGAAAGGTCGTGGTGCGCGGGTCGATTTCTTTTAAAACGGTTTCGGCATCGTGGTGCGCCCGAAAGAAAAAATCTGCCATCGCACGAAGCAATCCAGCCATAACGCCATCCTGTCGGCGCGGCCATGCGGCGCCTGGCGGTAAAAGCGCCTGTGCCTGCGCAAAATAATCTTCCGGTTTCATAGCCACGTGATTTCTCCTAACACAGGAATGCGTCCCGTCGCGCTGTTGATGTCTTCCGTCGGCGCGTGCAGGACGTGATCAAATTCGCCGGCAGCTTGCGATATCGCTTCGCGGATATGTGAGAGCAGCAGGGTGCCGCCTTCTTTTTGCAGACGTGTGTCGGGGTCGATAAACACGCCACCTGGCGACGCCTCAGTGAAGTGCAGGTTTTTGAGTTGGTTTTCAACAGCCGTGCGAACGGCAAGCGTATTGGGCACCAGCGTAATGGTGTAATTGATTGCATCAGCGATTGGCGCTACCACGACCGCCTCGGCGGTAACGTTGCATCGATCGCTGATATAGGCTTGCGCTTCTGCCAGCAGCGCCCCGGACGGAAATGGATCGTCATCGGCATCACGCATGATACGCAGCGTTACCGATCCGGGATTAAGCTCTTTCGGATAAACCCATGCGCGGGTCACGCCGGGAAGCTCATATGCCCACGACAAGTAGTCATACCATGCGCCGCCCATCGGCGTGTACTGCATGCGCCGGATCAGCCTCTCACGCAGCGCCTCTATCGTCTCATCATCGGTGCCGCCAACGATGCCGCCTGCCGCGACAGTCATGCTGCTATTGACGCCGACGATTGGTAACACCAGAGAGAGCACAGCGGCAGCCGCAAGGTTTCCGGCAATGCCCGGCGTATCAGCCATCACCTGCACAGTGGCTTCGCCAGCGACGTCAATTTCGGCATCCTCAATGACTGAGTAAGTAACGCCAGTAACGCTTTGCACGACGCTCCCGGCTGGGATGACCGATGCAACTGTACCGGAGGCAGTAACGGCGCCGGCGGCATAGGTGGCCGCGATGTAAGGTTTATCCAGCCACAGGGAGGCCTGAACGCGCAGCGCCTCTTCATCTGCCGTGTGCGGAAAAAATTGCTTGTACAGCCACGCCATAAACCCGTAAAGCCCTTTTGTCAGTGCGGCCATCACCCGGGCAAAAACATTCAAATTCGATCGGCGTGTGCGCGCAGATGCGCCAGGCAGGCGGCTTTCAATGTCGGCTTGTGCCTGCCCAATCAAGTCCGGTAAGGTCGGTTGTATGTAACTCATACGGCGCTCCACATGATTTCAAATCGGCGGCGGGCAACCTCGCCGGTTTGTCTGGTAATGGTCAACGTGATGGCAAGGATGTTGTCCCGAAGATAGTGCGCGGCCGCCTCAATGCGCCGTGCAATGCCATCCGTGACCATCCAAGCCAACGCTTCCTCTGCGTACTCCCGCGCCTTGATGAGGTTTGCTTGCGTGCGCTTGCCATCGAGCAGCCAGAGGCGGCTGCCGATCGGGTCGCTTTTTCCGTTCTCTGTGGTTGCGTAGGCGTCTGCCCACCAGCCGCGCCGATCCGTTTGGCCTTGCGGCAACGTGTCTGCAGCATCGGCCTGTCGGTCTGTAAAAAGTGAAATAAGGATAGCCGTATCAAACCCATCATCCTGCGCGAGCAACGACTCCTCAAGCAGATAATTTGCCCCCTTGGCCATATCAACGATGACGGTGCGAATGTCTGTCATTCGGCCTCCATTTGCAAGGATGGCGGGTCAGTCGGTCCACCGGAATCGTTTTCCGGGTGCGTGTGATAGTTGTAAGTGCTTCGCATGGCCGACATACTGAGACCGGCCGTATCGCACCGATCCTTGATCTGGCCTGTGGCCTCAATGTCCGCCTCCACCCGCAGTTTTGGCGTGTCCGTGATGATGACGGGGTGTCCCGCCCCCTCAATGACGATGCCCTCACGCGTCAAATGCACCTTGTGCCCCAGATCGTCATACAGCGCAACTTCCCCTGGTTCAAGGCTGGTCAGGCGATACCGTCTGTCATCCACCACAATCACTACACCTTGATCTCGGCTACCGTTAAGAGACAAAAACACACCCTCGGCACCGTCGTGCGGGCGGCTGGTGAGCCCGTAGTTTTGATATCGCGTCGCATCCCGCACTTCGCCCTCGAGCAGCTCAACCTGCACGCCCTGCAATGCCGTGGCGTCGTTAATGAGCGCCACAAAAGCCTTGGCTGCGGTCAGGCGAATGCGTCGTGATAGCGGCGCGATGAGTTTGCGCATAGTGTTCATACAACACTCATATCGTTGTCGGGCTTCTTCTTGCCGGAAGCCTGCGGAATCAAATCGAAAGCCTCTTTGCGGACAAGCGTCAGCGTCGTCGTTGATTTGTCACGCAAACTGTATTTGCAGCCAGCGATAAGCATTTGCGAATCCAGCGCAAGCGATGGGGATTTGACGCTCACCAGGGTATTGGGTTGCCAGAGTTTTCCATCCGGCCTGCGCCAGCCCTGCACGGTGACAACGGCGCGATTACTACGGCCCATCCGAACGCGCTGCTCGTAGGAAGCGCGCTGCGCCATGGTCACGCCCGCGCCGTGGTCTTCCGAGATCACAATGAGCGGCCGGTAACGATCAACCGACGTATCGGCGGCGGCGGCTGACGCGCCGGATTTTTTTGCGGGCGGACCGCCGAGGTAATCTTCGCCGGATTTTTCCTGCGACTTGATTGTGTAACGAGAATGCCGGTCTTTCCAGGAAAACTGCCCTTCTGCGGAAAGCACGTTTTGCCCCTCGATGAGTGCGCCGGGTGAGACAGCGCCAGATGCACGCGTGATCAAAAGGTTCCCGGCGGCATCGGATGTCAACAAAACCGCACGTTGCCTCGCCGCACGATCCAGACATTCGAAGACAGACTCGCCTTCTTCCACATTAAAAGAGGGGAAAGCCTTGCCGGTATCGGTTGCGGTAATGACGGAAATGCCGAACGGCTTGCATAGATCCGTTGCGATCCGCTCCAGCTTGATTTTTTTCCACTGGCCGCTTTTGTGAATGGCCGAGCAATCCACCAGGTCGCCGGTTTTATCTCGCCCGGAAATGGAGACGCTATGCGTTTCAGAATCGATGCGCGGCATGTAGTCGTCTGTGTAGCCAGTGATCACGAGATCGTCGCCAATCTTAACCTGGCATGGCCGCCCTGGCTTGATCGGTCGCGCACTAGCTTGCCCTGGCCAACGCTCTGTGAGCGCGATCGTGAACGATCCGGCAAAACGTTCGATTGAACGCTCGATATCGACATCCGTCCATCCGCTATAGACGGTTCCGGCGACGATCAGGTTAACCTTGTCATGTGCGGGCATCATATGCGGCCACCTTACGCGCGCGCGCGAGGTTAGCGCGGGGTGAAGTGCTGCACTCTATTGCGCCACAATCTCCAGCGGCACGCCGCCCGGGACAAACCCGGGATGGCGAATACGGTTTCTCGACACAATCTCATCAGCGCGCCTGGCATCGCCAAGCAACGCATGCGCCACAACAACCGAAGGCAAGGTCGCCCCGAGCGTGGTCGTGCGCACCCGAGACAGATCCGCGCCGCGCCTGGTAATGTCTTGCACCATGGCCACGCGCAGGCGCGTCAGCGAGCGATAAACCGCATCCGGCGCAACGTCAGCCAACGCGTCAATTTGATCGCCAAGTAAATCGCGCATCGCTTCGGCATCATCTACGCTGTCGTAATTGATCGCGGTTTGCACGCGCACGGATTCTGCCACCGCCGTTCTGGATACAAGCGCCGTGACAGCGTCGCGGTTTGCAGCCTCCTGACGGCGGCTTTCAGTAAAGGCCGGAATGTATGCAGCGGCGCTCCCGCTTGAAGAGAGCAAAGACATGGCCGCAACGACTTGCCGTGCCGTGCCGCTGTCTCCGCCCGCAAAGCCGAGCGCAGCGAGTCCGGACACCATTTGCGTGAGCCTCTCAGAAATGGTGCGTGGCGCGCTGAGCAGCCTGGCGACGTTGCCCTGTAGTTGACCAAGCTTGCTGATCATCGAATACAATCCCGTCGGGTTGACGAATATCCGCCGCGTGACGGTATCTATCGACTGCAACGCATCGTCAAGCACGGCGATGGCACCGGTTTGAGAAACATCCGGCAACCCATCTATCGAAAACTCATCCAGAAAATCGTTAATCGCTTCGTTGATCGTGCCATCTGCGGCACTCTCGACCAAAGATTGCGTATCAACCGACTGTGCCGGCTGGGCATTCTCGCCGGACTCGACGAAGGTGGCGCTGATCTCCGCTTTACCGCCCTCTTGCGATGGGGATTCCGAAATCGTCACCGGCCCGTCCAATGCGACGCTCACGCGCCCGTACGCTGGGTGTACCAGCACACCTGGACCATACTCCTCGAAAGCAGCTACAAGCCGGTTCCGCTCGTTGTCGTAATCATCGCCGACAACAATCGCGCGCACCGTATAGCGACGCGCGCGCCTTCCCATGTCTTCGGTGTATGGCAAATCGCGCTGCGGATATTCAATAACCGTTGCACGTCGCCCGATCTGGGTATCGTGTGTGCGCACCTTGAACGGCACGCCACGGAAAGACGCCTGCTGATATCGATCGCGCCAACTCATCCAAAAGCCCCCATTGCGCCAGCATAAACATCCAAGCCGGAATCGGTTTGCGTCGTCACGCGCTCGACCTTGCCATCCTTGACTTCAATGGTTTGCCGCATTTGCAAACCCTGTGGCTGGCGTTCCGGCGACGACTGTATTGCGGAAAGCACCGCAGCGGCGTCATAGCCCTCATTGTGACCGGCGTCGATCATTTCGCGGTCGAGATCAGAGCCTTTGCTGTAACTCTCAATTTGATGAGTTAGCGCCATCACCAGCCCCGTGATCGCCATCAAAGGCAGAGCAGGCCCAAGCGCCGAGCCCAGCCCGGCAAGTCCGGACAACCCGCCGGCGGCACGTGCGCCGCCTGCAACCGTCGTTCTAATCGGATTACCAAAGCGATCCAAAATCGCGCCAGCCGCGTTTGCGGCCGCGCCACCGGCCGCAGCGCCAACTCCGCCAGCCGGCCAGTTGGTCACGAACACCGGCGTCACGCCAGTTGCCGCTTCAATTGCCTTGCCCTCGGCAATACCACCGGCCGTGCCTCGATAACGGCTGATGAGATTTTTACCCATGCGCAAACCCAAAAGACCGGCCAGCCCGATTGCCGCACCGCCTGCGAGCAATTCGCCGCCTGTCAAACCCAAGCCGGACTTCTTGCCGTCCTTATCGCGCGAGCCCATGGCATACTTGATCATCTTGCTGATCACTTCGTTAACCGGTTTTGCAAAATCATCAGCGGCCGCGCGCAGTGCATTTTTCAAACGCCCGGTTTGATCGACTGCGTTATTGATCGCCGCCGGCAATTCCTTGCCAACTTCGCCACCCGCGTTTTCAATCCGCGCAATCAGGCCGCGCAACTCCTCTGTGCGTCCCTCTTTGAGCATCGCCTTCATGCCACGCTGTGTATCAAGATCGGCAATACCGAAGGCGGACTGAATCCACAGCGCCTGCTCTTTGTCCGTTTTGAGTTTGCTGAATTGTTTTTCAAAATCGCCAAAAACGTCGGTCATGCTGCGGCGCATGCCTTTGTCATCAAAAAACTTGATGCCGGTAGCTTTTGCCGCCGTCTTCATGTAGTTCAGATTATTAAAAATCCGCAGCGTAGAATCGGCCAATGTCGCCAGTCGTTCCGGCGCGCGCTCGATTTTTGACAATGACTCAATAAAACCCAAAGTACCAGCAAAAGAAAGGCCGGCGCTCGCCGCATTCACGCCCACACGCGAAAAAATTTGCGCCAATTGATCCAGCTCGGCATTACCGGCTTTACCGGCAACATACATCTTATCGAGCAGCTCCTGCGCCTTGCCTACCTGGGAAAGGTCGATGCCATCAAACGCAGCCGCTGCGACCGTCAATGCGCCGGACAATGCCGTGGCAGATGCGCCGGTAACAGCCACCGCCTTGTTCACCGCGCCCATGACGGGCATGGCTTCCTTGAACGATAAGCCAGCGGCCACCGCTGCTGCAAAACCGGATTGCAAATCATCGATGGACTGACCCGTGAGCTGCCCCATGTCAAACAGCCCTTTGCGCAGACCCGCCACTTCCACGGCAGACGCCCCGGCCGTGTGGCCAATTTGCGTAAGCGACTTGTCCATCCTTGCAGACTGCGCAAGTGTGGCCACTGCGCCGAACGACAGGCCGAGCGCGGCGATCTGGCCATGGACGCCGCCAAAAGCATTCTTGAGAGCGGCCGCCTCGCTTTTAACCGCGCCGCCAAATTTGCGCAACGCGCCCTGGCTGCTAGTTAATCCCTGGACGAATCGCGACGCATCCGCGTACATGCGAAGCGACAGAGCCATGTCTTTCGTCGCCATCAGGTCGCCTTTTTGGTTATCAGTAGATTGAGGTAATGGTTAAACTCGGCCGGATGCAATGCAAGGATTTCCGCGCGGCTCCAGCCGGTTTTCAGCGCGATCAGCAAGACACCGTTTATACGGCGTCGCTGCCGATCGAATCGGCTTCCCCCAATGCGTCGAGCTCCATCTGCGCCTCACGCAACAGACGCCAGTCCGTCGGCTTAAGGTTTTTCTTCATCATGCCCATCGTGAAAGGGCCGGTGAAATCGCCCACACGCACCAGCTGGCGCGTGATCAGCTCGGTGGCATAGTTCAATGGGTTCGACGTTGATGTCGCCGCCTCCGCATCGAGCATGTCTTCCACGGTCATCTCGCGCATCTCAAATTCCTTATGCACGACTTCGCCGATTTTCATACCATGCTTGAGGCGACCTTTTGCCACGCCGTTTGCGATCGTGTAAGCCTTGCTCATCATGCCTCCTCGCACTTCATGCCCTGGAACTTCACGTTCAGCTCGCCGCTGGCCAGCTCGAACGCGCCGGTACACCAGGCACCGCGTAACACATAACTGCGCCCGGTGTCGGTGTCGAACGAAATGTTCTCGCTCTTGATATTCAGCAGATCGGAAAGCGACGTATCGCTGGCATGAATGAGGGTGCATTCAATTTCCGGGATGCGCGTGGCTTCCTTGTAGCCCGCCACGCCAGTGTCGGCCTCAACACCGGTACGCTCGACTTCGCCAAAATTACGCAGCTTCGCGCCTTCCTTGGAGCGCAGACGCTGGCCTTTGACCGTGATAAAAACCCGTCCTGTAACCTGCATGATCTGATCTCCTTAAAGAATGTATTGAACAGCCGCAGCAAACACATCAAACTGATTGACGATGTTTGGCGGAATAATGGCGTTGACGCGGTTTTCGTCGGCAGTGGAACGCACCACCTGCAGCTCCTTCTTGAACTGCTCCAGATCCTCCAGCAAGCCGACTTCAACCAGCTTGGACGCTGTTGCGATCAAGGTGTTACGGATCAGCCTGGGCGTAGCAATGCGCTGCCCTGGTTGAATGCGCGACAGCACATCATCACCGGCCAACTTGTGGTTCGGGTAGTCCGTCACCACCGCTACGCGGAATGCGTATCGCATGTAATCGACGGTCCACTTCGTATTCAGCTTAAGCAAGCTGCGATCCTCAAGTCCAAAGCTGTTCGTCTGGTAAGTGGTGACCACTTGTTCAACCATCACCTTGCCGCCGTCGTCAACGGTGCAAGTCGAAATGCCGTCATGCAAGAGCAGGTTGCGCTCCACATCAGTAAAGCGGTCAGCTTCAAGCGGCGCGAGAATGTCGGGCAGCACAATGCCGCGAAACGGAATGGCCGGGTCGTTCGCACCAGAAAACTGGATGCCGGCGGCATATTGCGCCGCATAAACCCATGGCAAATTCGGGCAGCCGTTGATGCCGGGCAGCGTGCTGTGCGGACTGTTGCGCGCGGCTCCAAAATCGCCAAGCTCTGCAAAACTGCCGTACTTGGCTGAAAAAACATGGCCAGTGCGCATATCCATGCCGCCCCAGCGAGACGCCAGTTCCGTTTCCAGCGCCGTCAGGTTGGCCGCATCCGACAAACCTGAGACGATGGTGTAAAACGAACCGGTCGCCATGGCCGCAATAGCATCGAGCACGTCCGGATTGCCCGCACCGTTGGCCATCTTGACGATGGCGCAAAGCATGCCATTGACCACCTGCGTATCCTCGCGATAGTAGCCCAGGCGAACGTCGATCTTGTTGCCCTCCAGACCATTGTGGTTTGCAGTCAGCGTCACCACTCCGGCGACGGCTGCAGCGGTCACCGCCAGATCCGTGTTGGCGTTAACGGCCGCCACAAAAGCAGCGGCCACTGTTGCGGCTGTATCGGAAACACCGATCCCCACCGGCACCTTGACGCCGCCAATATAAAAGTTGAGCGTTGCCGACTCGCCGGCCTCGCCCGTGAATGTCACCGTGCCAGTCGCCTTGACGCCAGCAGCCAGATCATCGAGCGCAAGCGCCCAGGTCTCTGTGTATTTGTTTGCCCGCAGCGACGCGTCGCACATTTGCGCCAGCATGGCGCCGCGACCGAAATATGCGCCGCCTTGGCCTTCGCGGGTAACCCGCGTAAGCACTTCGGCACCCACCGCGCCGGTTGCCAGACGCTGGCCAATCAGCAGGATCTTTTGCGGCATGGTCGGCAAACCCTGCACAGCCTTGGTGTGATCGACCTCAATGAATGCGCCGGGTACGCGCCAGTCGGTCGGGATCGTAAAAAACGTAATGTTGTCGGCCATGATCAATCCTTCGTCTTGGTTTCAGGTTTCGCCACTGATGTCGCAGCCTTTGCGACCGGCAGCGGCAGGAGCTCGACATCGCCGTCATTTGCACGGCGCAGCCAGAAGCTAGTTCTGGGAACGCGCGCGCCTTCAAGCGGCAGAATTTTCCCGCTTTCCATGCGCACACGCTTGCCCTTGATAGGTTTTGCGATGATGTCCGTCATTTATTCCTCCCTGATTGGGGTTATGTCGATCAGTTCCGGCCTGGATGCCGTATGGTCAGGCGGCTCTTTCAGCCACATCTGATGCTCTTCTGGTGTTTCATGTGGTGCAACGTCGATTTGCGCACCGAAGGTCAAGAATTCCTGTAGCGCCCCCAGATCCGCCGTGCTCTCATCACCGATCACGGCGGGCAAGGCTGCGCCGCTTGTTTCAATCCGCACGATGCCGACATGCAGGCCGTTTTTGAGCAGCTGCTCGCTTTCCACAAAATCGACCCGGCTGGCACGCCATCCACAACCGCCTGCTTGCGCGCCGTCCATGATGGCTGCCACGCGATCCAGCATTTCGTACAAACCAATGCGCTTGCCATCGCCCTGGCGCGCGGCCTTGTGGCCGGATGCGTTGCGCGCCACGCATGCGATATCCGCCACGACCTTTGCAATGCCGTCGGCAACCGCAAACGAGCCGAGGCTCACGTAAATGGCAGGCGCGTGAACGGCAAAGCGGTTGACCAGCGCATCGCCATCCAGATCCGGCAGGGCGTCGATCTCGCGCACGTGCTTCGCAATCAAACACGCTTTGAGCGCATCGACGATGCCGGTTTCGATTTCAGCCAGCATTTGCCATCACCTTTCCAAGACGCCGCATCAAGACGGTCGCGATTTCATCCTGGTGCGCGCTGCTGATACCCAAAAACGGACGTGCCGGGATTTTGACCTTGCCACCGCGCCCGGCATTGCCGCCGAACTGGTGAATGGCAGCATACGTGCGATTAACGCCCCACTGCGCATACTGCGCATTTGACCCGCTGGAGATGGAATCACGCAGCATCCCGCTTTTGATCAGCGTTCTGCCGCCGGTCATCCTCGCGCGCAAGCTCGGCTTCCACGCCTTGCCATCCGGCCCTGCTTGCAGGCGAAAGTGCATGCGGGTGAAAGATTCCCCAAGCGTCGCAATCTCGCGCATGGCCGGCGCCATGTTGGCACCCTCCGAGCGCAGCGCGCCCAGGATGGTTTCAACCCGGGCGAGGCTGAGAACTTCGAAAGTGGTTTTCAAATGAAGCCTCCCTGGTCGCGTCGCCATACCGAACCGCCAGACTCAATTCGCACCGCGCCGCCTGTTGGCGTGGGTTGCGCGCTGGATTGGTCGCCAAGATTCACAACACCGCGCGAAATATCGCCCAGCACCTTGATCGCAGCGTCGTAGCGTTTCTGGATCGTGTCGGTCGCCTGATCGTCATAGATCATGTAGCGCGCTATATCGCCGGCAAATCGCTGCACGGACAAAGGCACGGGAGTGATCGGCAACTTGTACCGCCCGGCCAGATAACCGTTGACGACGCTGTTGGCGTCCGCAATCGCCGTTTCAATGACAAGCAGCGCGCGCTGCGTGGCAGTTTGCTCTTCCTGCGTGAAGGCGGACATGTCACCTCCGGCAATCAGCACGATCAGCATTTCGGCGGAGACCAGGCGCGGCACGCCGCGATCGGCGCGCTGTGCGATCTCTTCCGCGCCAAATCGCGCTGTCAGTCCGGAGGCGTCAATCCACATGTCGTGTTCCTTACGCTTACGCTACCGAACCGTCGCTGCCGTAAGACAGCTGCCAGAAGCCATATACGCCGGTCGCACGCGCTTCCGCACCGAACTTGTATTCGCCACGGTTAAACACGTCGTCGTTTTCTTCGCTGGTTTGAGAGACAAAGACCGGCGACTTGCGCATCTGGATCACAAACGGCTTGATCGAGTCCTTGCTGGTCACATGCACCATCCACGCGTCCGCAGAAGTCAGCGCCGGATTCACCAGCACCTTGAGCACGTTGCGGTACGGGTTGGGCGAGTTATCGTCCAGCTTGTCGGCCTCGCACAAAGTTTTGGCGGTAGCCAGCAGGGCAGCCGGCACTTCCAGCGTATCCGGCACCAGGCGCAGCGGCATGCCTTCTTCATCCTTCAAGTTCATGATGGCCGTGATCGCCGCGCCCAAACTGGCAACAGCGGCAGCCTTCGTGGCGGAAGAAAGTTTTTTCGTACCCTTGTTGGAGACGACCGTTTTGCCGACCGGATGATTGGTCGCATAAAACGCCTTGCCGTCAAAACAGGTCGCCGTGAACGCGTTGTTTTTCAGATCATCCACAATGATGTCGCGCAGCTCGGCAGCGGATTCTGCCGCCATCTTCGTCTGCGTCTGATAGATGCCCATCCGGTCATCTTCGATGTCATTGCGTTTGACGGCAATCGTCGTTTCCCAGTCTTCGTTGGCCACATAAAACTTGACGGCAGCGATCGCCTTGATGACTTTGTCGCCCACCCATTTCTTCATCTTCGGGAAGCGCGTCAGCCAGGCGTAATCTTCGCCTGCGCCGGTAGACGGCACTTCCATGGCGGTTGTCTGCCAGGTGCCGGGCTTGGCCGTCAGTGCGTTGTTGAAAATGGTTTTGAGCCCCGTAAAAATGGAGCGAAGGTTCTCTTTATTGATCAACATGATGTTGTTCTCCTTTGCGTGAAATTGTTAGAGCACCCACACGCCATCGGCATCAATGCCGATCACGGTGCCAGCGGCAGAGCGGGTATTGGTGCCGCTGGTGGCCGCCACAGTCTGGTCATCGACGATGTAGCAAACCTTGCCCATCGATGCCTGCGTAACCGGGTCAGTCCCGTCGTTCGCGAACTGAAACGCTTCGCCGCGACGAATCAAGACGTTCTTTGCGCCATCGGCGCCGTCGGTGTTGTCCACCGTTTCTTCCGCCATCCCCAGATAGGTCAGGGTGGTAGCGGTTGCGCCCGGCGTGGCGTAGCCATCCGCATCGGCCGCTAGCAGCGCGCCCGTGAAAATTTTCACGCTAGCCGCGACCGGCACCGGAATGGAAAGACCCTCTTTGCGAGGGGTGTTGCGATCTTCAGTCAATGCACCCATTTCTTACTCCTTATGTAGTGAGGGTTAGGCAGCCTTCGTTTTGGCGAACGCTTCCGGTTCAATGCCCATTTGCGAGCAAACAGCCAGCTCGGCATCGGTCAGCCCGGCAGGCGAAGTGCTCTGCGCGGGCGGCTTACCGCCAGTTTGCGTGCCGCCAAAAGCAGCCGGGGCAACCAGGGTGGAGACGAATTGCGACAACGCCGCAATGTTCGTTCTGCCCAGCTCGCGCGCCCAGACTTCCTGAGCGGGCAACAGCGCGCCGGACTCCAGCGCCGGGTTAATCAGCGCATCGACCTGCTGCGCGTTGGCAGCGGTGCGCAACTCATTGAGCTCCCTTTGCACAGCCTGCAAATCCGCTATCGGCGCGTACTGCGCCGGATCGGGCGAAGCGGGGGAAGCGGCGGCCTGTGAGTTGACCGCGATCGCCGTCTCCGCCTTGGCGAGATACGCCGCCAGGTCAAAGCCGTTAGCGGCGGTTGCCTCACCGGTGCCTTTGAGTTTGTCAATGAGCTTTTGCAGCTCAGACGTGACCTCATCAGCACCAGCGCTAATGGGCAGGTTCAGCAGCCAGCGAAGCTGCTCGATCAGTTCATCCATCGGTTCCTCCTGTATGGTTATGGATTGGATCGCCAACGCGGCCACATCGGCCATGTTGTCGAGGTTCGGGGTATTGGTCAGCGCAGCGTTGATGAGGGCGGTTACCTCGCCCGTTTTTTTGTGGTACGAAAAAACCGGGCTGATGTAACGAAACTCATCGGCTTCAATATGCGCGGCGGCGGCAGCGGTCCAGTTAGCGTCTGTCGTGAAAAGGCCAACGCCATCCACCCACTCGACTTTCGAAAACCAGCACGCCGCCACGGCCTTGACGCCCGTCTTGGAAGCGAAGAGCGTCTGGTGGTCGTAGTCAATGACGGTGGCCGTATTGCGCGCGTTGATGGCAGCTGCGATCTTTTTGCCGCCGCTGTTGGTGGCGCGCCAGAAGGGCACATCTGTCGGCAAGCCGTTCAACCCCCGGAACTCGCCAAAGGGCAGGATCAGCACACGCTGACTGACAGTGCGTGCTTCACCTGCTGTGGCAGAGCAAACAGCCAGGGCGACCTGGCCGATGGAGATAGGTTTTGTGCGCTGTGGTTTCATCCCCAGCATCTTGACGCTGGCGGACAAAAGAAAAGGGAGTGAAGCGCTTCACTCCCTTGGGGACGTTGTGGTGATCGATGATGGTTTTTTCGCCGAAAGCGAGCCAAACCATCGACAGCATACTACCATTTCGGCCGCAAACTCAACAAGCGGTTGAAGCACCCGAACAAAAATCCCCGGGAACACCTTTACAGGCCTTTATAAAGTACCTCGCGGGAAAAAGATGATGGGAGGTAGCGGCCTGACGGAAAAAACGCCTGAAAACGGCTGGTTTGGAAATGCGTTGTCCATTTTTTTCAGGCGATCAAGTTACTCAGGGTTGAAGTGATGGAGGACCTTCCAAAATTTGCGCGAAACATCCACCAACAACACAATGGACAAGAGACTGAACCCCGACAGCACATAAGCGCAAACCCCAGTTACTACGGGCAGGAAGATGACGGTCACTCCAGCCATCGTCACAAGGCCGAATGCCCCAACGCATACAAACATTCTCTGAAGCAGCACCTGATAATGGCCGGTTCTCCCCATATTCCTGACCAGTTTTGAATTCGACATGGTAGCCAATATCGCGAGGGCGGCCAACACAAAACCAAGCATCGTTGCACCAATTTGAGCAAGAACTCCTGCAGCGGCTCTGAGATCGCCGGCGGCCAGCTTATCAAGCGCTCCGAAATAATGCGCGGCAAATGAAACCGCTACAGCAACAAGCGCGCTCTTACTCCAGAATATTATTTCCTTCGCCAAAATACGCATTCAACGCCTCCGCTTGCCGATCCTTTGCCGCGCCGAGCGCGGCAAACATACTTTCCGGGATAGGGTAAAGACCATTCATTTCAACTGACACAGAATCCTTGATGCAATCCGCAAACAAATCTATAGGCTCCTGCTCGCCAAGCAATTTTACCTGAAGCGACTTTGTTTCACCTCTATCTAAAAGTCGGTGTACCGCCTCCTTTACGTTGTCTGACAGACCTTGTTGTTTTCGTCTCGTTGAAACCTCCAGTGTAAGTGAGCTGCCGTTTACACCATTGAGCATTGAGAAGGTGGCGTCTTCCCAATTGTGCGGGTCGATCTGCACAGCGTTTCTTGGCTTCCCAACTCTAATCCTGATGCGCTTGACGATCCCTCTATTCAGCCTGTCGAGAGAGGCTTTATTCAAAACATCATCCAGCGTTACCGTGCTATCCGATGCGTTACTCAAGAACCGCTCAAACCTGCGGACATGGCTGCCTCGACTATTCACTTGCCAGACCAAAAGTTCATTGGCTCTAAAAAATAAAAAATGATTCTTTTCAATGAGGCGTTCGTTTTCGCCAAGAGCAATAGGGCGCTCTTCACCATTGGCTTGCCTGATGTTTGGGGCGTCGTCTCGCAATACAGCAAAAACACCTCTGTATGCGGCCCCATTATTAAAAGAGATAAAGTCCCGCAATTCATAAACCACCTCTTGCTCATGGAACTGGGGAGAGGAAGCGCCGTCTCGAATGCGTGCTTCTATGCCTGACAGTATTTGGCTTACCTTTGCAGCATCGTTACCGAAATTCCCAGCGTAGAATCGAACACCGTAATTTTTCAACATTATTTTGCCCCCATCAAATCAAGCAATCAGCTCATCTCATTTCCCGTTACGCCGCCATGCCCAGGGCGCGACTGGATTTGCATCGCTCCACAAGCCAGCCCTTTTGTCTCGCGCGCGAAGCTCCGCGTCTGCATATGTTTGTCGATCATCACCTGATTGATCCTTTTGGTAAGCCTTGTAATGCCAGGCCAAACCCGCCTTTATCTGTTCCAGGCCAACGTCAGTTTTTTCGTCCAGCACGATCTTCCCGATGATGCGCTTGTATCTGTCTCGCTTTTTCCACACAACTACAACCTGCCTGCCAAAAATCATATTCGAGAGGTGTTGCCGTGATTTTTGACCATACGGCTGCCTGCGCTCCGGCGCGTCTATACCGGCCAGCCTGATCCGCTCTTGTTTGTGGCCGGCAATCAGGATTTTTACTGTGTCGCCATCTGTGACGCCGATGACCTTGCCTGGAAGTTCTGCCGCGCGCGCTGGCAAACACAACAGCAGCGCGCTCAGAAGGATGGCTATGATGTTCGTCATCAATGTGCGCTCTCGTGACACAACCCCTCCTTTAAGTAACCTGCACTTCCCGCTGCCTGAACTTTTCTATGGCCGACCGCGCGCGGCGGGCGGTTTCTTGCGGGACAAAATAGAACTACGCCTTTAGCATTGCCTAGTGAGTTTGCAATAAGTGCGCACCGCGTTAGGTATGCCGGGCCGAGATTCACTGAAGAACCAGCTGCCCTCATATATGAAGCCGGCTTCAATTGCCGCGTCATTACCTCCATTGCATATTTTCACACAAGGTTTTTTTGAAACCGTCAGCTCATTGTTGCTCATCCTAAAGTAACAAGTGTGGCCGCCTGCTCGATAAGTCGTTGGCACGACCCTAGTTTGATCCGCCACGATGACTTTCGCTTCGACAAAATCTTTCCATCCGAACTCACGGCGCTCTGAATATATATCCGCATCCCGCTCATATTTCGCGGGCTGGACATTGAGGTCGGGGAGGTATTTCCATATTTCCGGGCAATACGCATTCAGCGTTGCGCTAGCCTGTTCGATTTTTTTGGCGATCTCTGGTTTTGTGTTTGGCGGTATCGGGATCTGAAGCGGTTTTTTCTCCGCGTCCGGTTTTACAGGTTTCGCTGGGCCAATATCGCATCCTGAAAGCAGCGCCAGCACCACTACCGCTATCGGCAACACAATCCGCTTCATAAATTCCTCCTTTAAGTAACCTGCACTTCCCGCTGCCTGAACTTTTCTATGGCCGACCGCGCGCGGCGGGCGGTTTCTTGCGGGACAAAATAGAACTGCACCTTTACCCACGCCAGCCCGGTAAACGCCAGTATCCCCAGCACGTCTTTGATGTTCCATCCGTTCGCCGTGCCGACCGTGAAATACAAGATGCACACGGCATAAAAGACGAGCATCGCCGTGGCAAAAGCGCGCTCGGCAAGCGAGGTTCTAAAAACAAGCCACTGCGCATCTTTGTCGTAGCGGATGCAATTCAAAAACCACGCCCAGCGCAGCTCCTTGATGGTGAGGCCGCGCTCTTCCATCAGATAGTTCAGTTCGGCGCGTGATTTGGGCGGGCAATAGATCCCGGTCTTTTCAGCGAAGGTGGTTTGTAACGCGTATTCCGGCTTGAGCGGGCATTCGTCTGCACCGTTGCAAACGATGATGTCTCCGCCGTTTGTGCTCTGGCCGTTGTTTTGTGCAATGAGCTGGATGGACAACTTTCTGTTTTTATTGTCGTCGAACATGATTCGCTATGTTTTTTTGGGTTTGGGAGGATGGTTGATGATCTTTCCGGTGTTGGTGTTCTGCCCGACGACAACGCCGACGTGCTGGGTGGCGCCCTGCGCGCCCTGAAGCGCACCCACCGCCGCCATTTTTACCGCGAGTGGCGCTGATCTATATAAGGCAAGAAGCTGGCGTTCATCTGATGACAGCGACACATCCACGCGTTGGCCGGTAAGCACATATTGCACATCGACACCAGTCGTCGAAAGCGCCGCCAAAAGCTCGGCCGACAGGCGCTTTCTTCCGCCGATCACATCCCGCAACCCTTGAGAGTCTTGGTCGCCAATAGCTTTAGCGGCGGCGGCTGGCTTCATACCCAGCCGCTCCAACTCGCCCCTTAAACGAATGTGTATCAAATCCACTCCCTGCACTTGACTTTGTGGATTATTTCCACAATAATGCAACTCAAAGAAACTCACATTGACACGCAAATGAGCAAACCAACCAACAAGCATTCCTCAAAAACAAGGGAAATCGGCTACGCCATACCTTTCCCCCAAACGGCGGAATCAGCAAAAAAATACATTCGCGAACACGGCCTTTGCGTTACCGAAATCGCGCGGCAACACAACATCAGCCGCTTTGCTCTCGTAGATTTGCTGCGCGGCCGCCGCAAAGGCTTCCGCGGAGAAACTCACCGCGCCGCCATCCTTCTCGGCCTCAAGGCCGATCCGACCACCCTCAAACGTGCCGCCTAAGCCTATGTCTAAAAAAATCCACCCCTCGTGCTGTCACGAAGCCTATCCGCAACCTTGCCCCCTTGCCCCAATGCTTCACGAGGCAACCCGCTCAAACGGCAAACGACTGATCAGCCTGGTCGACGCAGTGCGATGCCTGCAAGCCTCGCTGCCTCATTGCGCCATGCATGCATCATCTGCGTGCCAAGCGGCCCCAGCTTCGTGCCATCCCGCCGCATGCCGTCAATTCTCTGATCAAGCTGACGCGAAATCGCTTCAGCAGATTCCAGCGGAAGGCAATTGACCATGGCGCCAATGACTGCGTTCAAGACAAACAGGTTGTCGTACACCGTGTCCATGTTTTTATCCAGCTCTTCGACCCGGTTCATGTTCGGTCTCCCTTTTGAATTATCACCCCTCAAGTGTGCATTTTGCAAAGCCTTTTTGCTAGATGCAAAAAAGGTTTTTGTTTGGAAGGGCGTAAAGCAACAGCGAAAGCAGGCCTCCAATAACCCCCAGAAATTGGAAGCCAGAGCCCATGCCTAAAGAAATCCACATCCCGTGCTGCCATGTGACCTATCAAAACCTGAAAAAGGGGATGGCAGAGAAAGGAGCTTTTCCAATGAAACGCCGAAACTGGAAGCGCGCCCAACCCCCCAGCCTGCGCCATGCAATGGACTGGTGCAAGGACTTTGCCAAGGAGCGCAAAAACCTCTCTGTTGAACGCATCGCCGATCTCATGGGCGTGCCTGACCACTGGACCATCTACAAGTGGATACAGAGCGGCCGCATGCCCGCCAACATGATCATTCCCTACGAGCAGGCCTGCGGCATCGACCTGGTGACCAAGTATCTGGCCGCAAGCAAGGGGAAGCTACTCATCGACATCCCTTCCGGCCGCGCCAATACGCCGGGCGAAGTGAACGAGTTGCAATCCCTGCTGAATGACGCCGTCGGCAAGCTGATCGACTTTTACGGCGGAAAAATCGTCGGCGAAGAGGCGATTGCCGCCATCCAGAACGGCATGGAAGCCCTGGCCTTCCAGCGCGAGAACGTGAAGAAGCACGGACAACCGGAATTTGAATTTGCTACGGGAGAAGAAGAATGAGCGCACGCTACATTAGCGACAGCCAGCAGCGCATCCTCAAAACGGTGCTGGTGCTTTTTGGCCACGAGATCGACGGGCTGGCGCCCGGCCAAGTGGCCAAGCTGGTTGGCACCAGCGCGAGTAATGCCACGCGCGACCTGGCCAACCTCATCCATATCGGCATTGCCGAGCGCGTACCCCATAACGACAACTATCGCCTTGCGCCGATGTTCGGTCAGAAGGCGCTAGCCATCCTTCATTCGCTCGACCGCGCGGCCAACCGCGTGGAAGAAACCCGCCAACGGTTCACCCGAAACCTTAACCAACCATAGGAGTCACCATGGCCCGCCACGCCAAAAAAGCCCCCGAAATCATTGATGTCCCCGTCAACGAGGAACAATTTGCAACCGCCACGCAGGCGGCCAACGCGCTGGCTCTGGCCAACAGCCAGGCCGCAGAGAACGCTAACGCGCTGGCCAGCCATCTGGGGTATGAAGGTGCGCTCACCGTCGGCGCGCTGGAGGATGAAATCCGCTTTTACCAGCGCCGCACCGTGGAAGCGTGCCTGGAGTTAGGAAAGCGCCTGCTTATTCTCAAGGAGCTAACGCAGCATGGCGAATTCAGACAGCGCCTTGACCTCCTTGGGATCAATGATCGGATGGCTCGCAAGTTTATGTCTGCCACCCTGAAATTTTCAAATCGGACTTCGAAGTCCGTTTTGACCGCCGCTGGCACCCAAACCAAGCTGTTGGAGCTAGTAATACTTGATGATGGGGAGATCGAGGCGCTGGAAAGCGGTGATTCGGTGCGCGGCCTAACCCTGGACAAAATCGAGACCATGAGTGTCAGCGAGCTGAAAGCAGCTCTGCGCGACGCAAAAGGCAACGCCGAAGCCACTTCTCGCATTCTGGCCGACAAAAACAAAAAAATCGATGAGCTGGCCGCAGCCCAGCGCCGCATTGCCAAGTTGCCGCCGGATGCCGAGGGCGAGCAAATCCGCAAGGAGACGATCCAGCTTGGCTATTCCGCCGAGCTGGGCATACGTGGCGCGCTTTACCAGGCTTTTTTGACCTTGCAGGCGCACACAGAAAACACGGGCATTGACCACCGCGAATTCATGGGCTGCATTGTGGCGCTGATTGACCATGCCTGCGTGCAGCTGGTGAATGAGTTTGGCTTGCAGGTGCCGACGATCGATGCCGTGCCAGCGTGGATCACGGAAGATATCGAGAAAAAGGCCTGATGATGGGCGCGGCCAAGACAGAGCGACTGGTGGCAATTGCGCAGGCAGCGCGGTGTGCCGGGCACGGCAAGAAGGGCGAGATTTATGACGCCGCTTGCGTGGAGCTGGGTATGTCGCGCCAGACGCTGATGCGCAAGCTGAAAGAAGTGTCTGTCACTGCTGCGCGCAAGCGCCGCTGCGATGCGGGGCGCACGTCTTTGGGCCGTGATGAGGCCGCGCAAATCTCTGCCGCGCTTGTGGAATCTACCCGTAAAAACGGCAAGCGTTTGCTGGCGGTGGGTGATGCTACTCAAATCCTGCGTTACAACAGCATGGTGCGTGCGGAATCGGTTAACCCGGCTACGGGGGAAATTCGGCCGCTTTCGGAATCCACCATTCATCGCGCCTTGCGCACGTATCGCTTGCATCCGGATCAGTTGACGGCGCCCGCGCCGGTGACGGAACTGGCCAGCAGGCACCCGAACCACGTGTGGCAGATCGACGCGAGCTTGTGCGTGCTGTATTACCTGCGCAACGGCAGCAAAGGCGGCAGCGGCTTGCAGGTGATGCCGGTGGATCAGTTCAACAAGAACAAGCCGAAGAACCTTGCGCGCATTGCGGCAGACCGCGTGTGGTCTTACGAGATCACCGATCACACATCGGGCTGGATTTATGTGCAGTACGTGATGGGTGCGGAAAGCGGCGAGAACCTGTGCTCTGTGCTGATTGATGCCATGCAGGAGCGCGGTGGCGCGGATGTGATGCATGGCGTGCCCAAGATCTTGATGCTGGATGCAGGTTCGGCCAATACGGCGGCGATGACGAAGAATCTTTGCCGTTCTCTGGGTATTGAAATGATTGTTCATGCGCCGGGCAATGCGCGTGCGACGGGCTCGGTTGAGAAGGCGCGCGACATCATCGAGCGCAGTTTTGAGCCGGGCTTGAAGTTTCAGCCGGTGGAAGATCTGGACGCGCTCAATGAGGCAGCGCGCAAGTGGCGCATGCATCACAACTTCACCGCCCGTCATAGCCGTCATGGCAAAACACGCAGCGCGTTGTGGATGACGATCACAGCAGATCAGTTGATCAAGGCGCCGTCTGTGGAGGTGTGCCGCGCGCTGGCGGTGGCTTCCCCGGTTTCTCGTGTGGTGACGCCAAAACTGCGCGTGCCGTTTGGCGGGCGCGAGTATGACGTTTCAACGGTGCCGAATGTCATCGTCGGTGAAAAGCTGATGGTGACGCGCAATCCGTGGCGCGATGATGCGGCGCAAATCGTGCTGGTTGGCGATGACGGCCGTGAGGTTTATCACCTTGTGGCGGAGGTGGCGCGGGATAAATACGGGTATGCCGTTGATGCGGCCACTATCGGCGAACGGTACAGCCGCCATGCCGATACGCCTGCGCAAACGGCTGCGAAAGAGATCGAGATGCTGGTGACGGGTACGCACTCGCTGGATGAAGCGGCGGCGGTGCGCAAGGCCAGGGCGCTGCCGTTCGGTGGAAAGCTTGACCCGTGGAAGCATATCGATGACACGCAACTGCCGGAATTTTTGCCGCGTCGTGGCACGGCGCACGATCTTGTATCGCAACGCGTGGAGTTGCCGCCGCTCTCGCATGTGGAAGCGGCGCGCCTCATCAAGCCGCGCATCGAATCTGCCGGGCAGGAATGGTCTGCGCAGACTTTTGCGTGGTTGCAGCAGCGGTTTGCCGAGGGCGTTCCGCCAGACCAGGTTGATCAGATTGTCGAGGAGCTTACCGGGCAGCAGGCTGGCCGGAAAGCTGTTTTGCGTGTTGTGAACGCTGAATAAAGAAAGGAGTCACATGAAGCAGAAGACGGAATTAAAAGCTGTATTGCAGCGTCACCGGATCAAGCAAACGGTGATCGCCAAGCATCTTGAGCTATCGGAGGGCGCCGTGGCGCAAATCGTGAATCACGGCGCGTGGCCGAGTAGCCGCGATGTGGATTCGCTCAAGAAAAAAACTGCTGCATTCCTGCTGAAAAATGGCGTGCCGCAGGATGAACTGAAGGATGTTTTTTCCCAACCGAACCAAACCACTCAACCCACCCAAACGCCCGAGAAGGGCGAGCCAACCAAGGAGGAGCTTATGCTGCTGCGCAAACAGTCGTTGCTGCCTGCAACGAGAAAGCATTTTCAACTATTTTTTGATCCGTTCTCTGACGACATCCAGTCGCATGAGGATATGTATGTGAACCCGGAGATCCGTTATGTGCGCGAGTCGATTTTTCAGATCGCACGGCATGGCGGCATGCTGGCCGTAGTGGCGGAAAGCGGCGCAGGTAAAACCACGCTGATGCGTGATCTGGAAGACCGCATTGCCCGAGAAAACCAGCCGATCCGCCTGATCCGCCCTTATGTGCTGGCGATGGAGGATAACGACGCGAAGGGCAAAACGCTCAAAGCGACGCATATTGCGGAAGCCATCATGGCGGCTGTCTCTCCCCTGGAAAAACCGAAGTCGAGCCCGGAGGCGCGCTTTGCGCAGTTGCACCGGTGCCTGACGGCCAGCGGCACGGCGGGCTTTCGTCATTGCCTGGTGATCGATGAGGCGCATTCGTTGCCGCTGCCGACGATCAAGCATTTGAAGCGTTTCTTCGAGCTGGAGCATGGCTTCAAGAAGTTGCTGTCGATCATCTTGCTGGGTCAGCCGGAGTTGCGCATCAAGCTTTCGGAGAGTAGCCCGGAGGTGCGCGAGGTGGTGCAGCGTTGCGAGATGGTGGAACTGGCGCCGATCGAGTCTGGTCGGCTTGAGGAGTATTTGCAGTTCAAGTTCAAACGGCGCGACAAGCCGCTGGGCGACATCATTGACGCCGCCGGGATTGAGGCGATCAAGGCCAAGCTGATCATGACGCGGCGCGATCGGCGTGAGACGCAATCGCTGCTCTACCCGCTGGCGGTGGGCAACATGATGACTGCGGCGATGAACCTCGCGGCCGAGATCGGGTCGAAGGTTGTCACAGCCGACGTTGTGCGGAGCGTGTGACGTGAACGGCTTTCCTCGCGTCAAAAGCGAAGGTGCGGCACTGCTGCGGGATTTGTGCCTGGCTTTTTTGTTTGTGTTCGCCATCTTGTGCCTGCCCAGGGCATGCGGTGGCGATCTTGATGAAGAGCAGGCCGCCGCGGATCACACTGCTGAGACGGTTGCGGCCGCACGGCAGGCGCACCTGGCGCGCATTCGGGAAGCGAAAGCGGAATTTGCCCGGCGGCGGTACGCCGCCAGGGTGAAAGAGGATGCCAGCAAGATGCTTTATCCGCTGGCGCAAGCGAAGTGATTTTTTAACCGCAGGAGAACACAAATGGCAAGCAACAAACCACGTATCAAAACCGCCGCTCAGGTATGGGTGGCGCAATCCCGCGACGATGTGGCCGCCGCAATCAAGCAGATCGGCGATCACACGCGCACCGTCGCGCGGCTGTCGACTGCGATGAACGATGAAATTGCGGCCGTCACGGCCAAATACCAGCCGGACATTGACAAGGCCAAGGCCAACGTCGAGGCGTTGCAGCCGGGTGTGCAGAGCTGGTGTGAGGCAAATCGCGCCGCGCTCACGGAAAACGGCAAAGTCAAGACGGCAAATTTTGTGACGGGAAGCGTGCAGTGGCGGCAGCGCCCGCCTTCTGTCGGCATACGCGGCGTTGATGCGGTTCTGGAATTGCTCAAGTCGCTGGGGCTTGCCCGTTTCATTCGCACGAAGGAGGAGCCGAACCGCGAGGCCATGCTCAATGAGCCGGATGCGGTGCGTACCGTGCCAGGCATCACCATCGTGAGCGGCGTTGAAGATTTTGTGATCGAACCGTTCGAGCAAGAGGCCGCGTGAGCGCGCCGCCGAAAAAAAGACCGGTTTTGATTTGCGAAGGAAAGCGCCGCTACTCATGCGAGCTGACGGCGCGCGCCGCCGCGATGATCTCGATCACGGAACACGGCAACGTAAGCAGGCTTTATGTGTACCGCTGCGATGTGTGCGGCGGGTGGCACCTGACAAAACATCCCAATGGGAGGAAGTACATGGTGACAGCGAATAATCCCATACATGAGAGGAGAAGAGCATGAGCAAGCACGAAATGATTTCCAACAGAGCCGCGCATGACGTACTGGCGGAGAGACGGCGTCAAAAAGAAGTTGAGGGCTTCACAGACGGACATGACGATGCGCACGACGGCATGGAGCTGGCGGCTGCTGCCGCCTGTTATGCATTGAATGCAGCGGGCAGTCTTCAAAATGATCTTTCATTTGGTGAGGCCGCCGCGTACAAACATTTTATTGATGGATTTTGGCCGTGGCTTCGTGAGGAATGGAACCCCAAAGACCCGCGCCGCGACCTTGTTCGCGCTGGCGCGTTAATCCTTGCCGAGATTGAGCGGTTCGACCGCGCCGAAGCACGCCTGGCTAATGCCGAAGCGGAAGGAGGCGCACATGTCGAATAAATCATGCACGCAATGCCGCGGGCGCGGGTACGTGACCAGGTGGGGGCCCGCGCCGAACTACGAGGCAATTCTGGAGCCATGCGAATGTGAGAGCGAATCCAGCGGAATGATCGTCGCCTACATCGTCGTGGCGCTGTTCAGCATCCTCAGTTGGGAAATTCTGAAGTGGATCGCTGTAAGTGTCTGGGAGGCGATATGAGCACCCCAATCACAGCAACAGTGCGCCTTCGCCCGCACACGGAGCGCCCGGAGTCAAACGGCAAAACTGCATTCATTGCTGTACGTTGCCGCGACGCCATGCCGGGCAGCAGCGGCGTCATGATTTTGCAAAGCATGTATTGCTGGCGCAACGGCGAATGGCGCTCGGAGGATTACGACGAACCGCTGCGCTACGCGCATTTTTGGTGGGTGGCGGAATATGACTTGACCGCCCCGTTGAAGAAGCTGTGAGCAACCTCGTATAAGGAGCAATCCATGAGCCAGACGAATCAATGTGAACTTTTGTTGGCGCGCTTGAAGCGCGGACCGATCACGCCGCTGGAGGCGTTGAGCGAGCTTGGCATTTATCGCCTGGGCGGTCGCGTGTACGACTTGAAGCAGCTCGGGCACACGATCAATTCCGAGATTGTTGCGGTCGGTAACGGCAAGCGCGTGGCGCGTTATACGCTGGTTTTCACTGCGGATGAGGTTGGTCATGGAGCATGACGCCAAGCGCCTGGTGCGCCTGATCCAGATTGCCAGGCGCGAGATAGGCATGGCGGAAGATGCTTATCGCGCGACGATCCGGCAAATCTCACGGAGCCGGACGGATTCATCGACCGGGTTGACCGTGCCGGAGCTGGAGAAGCTGTTGGCGCACATGAAGCGTTGCGGTTTCAAGGTGCGCGGTGGCCGCAATACAGGCGCTACAGCGCATGGCGCGCGCGTGATGGCGGATGATCCCCAGTCCCGGAAAATTCGCGCCTTGTGGCTTGATTTGCACGCTGCTGGAGTCATTCGCGACCCTTCGGAGGCGGCGCTTAATTCTTTCGTGCGCCGGATGACGGGCATCGCTGCGTTGCAGTGGTTGTCTTCCGCGCAGGCCAGCAGAGTCATTGAGGAGATCAAGAAGTGGAGCAAGCGGACCACCACTGCTTAACCAGTGCGCATAGCGCGCGTCTGCCTGATTCCGTCAAGGAGCTCATTGACGTGATCGGGTTCGAGGCGGCGCTTGCGCTGGTGCGCGCTTTTCCGGGCATCCCGATCAAGGTGCCGGTTGGACGTCGCCCGGATGGCGTGATGTTTCAGCGTTTGGTGGAAGCGATTGGCCGGACGGCTGCGGAGCGGTTCGTTTTTCATTACGGCGGTGAGAGTGGCTATGTGGTGCCACGTTGCGCGGCCGCCATCCGCGCGGTGCGCGATGCTGAAATCATTGCGAAATACGACGGGGGCGCCAATGTCGATAACCTTGCGCGAAAATATAGATTGTCGGTGCGTCAGATCCGCACCATCTTGAAACGTGGCGTGTCAGACGATGGTCAGATCGCGGCGGGGCTTGTTGATGATGCACAGCTTGTGATAGATTTCCGGGAGTAACGACACAACGTGCATCCGTCTGGTTGCACAAATGAAACGGGAGTGAGGTACTTCACTCCCGTTTTTTTATTGGCGCGCCCGTATCGTTTTGGCATGAGTAACAAGACGATTCCTCATTGCGGAACCTGCGCCAACTGGCGGCGCAACCCCGAGCCGCATGCCGATACCAACACCCTCAAGATGGCGGAGATGGGGTGGCATAACTGCGCGCTCCTTGAAAAATGGCGCTTCTTCCATGACCAGTCTGTCTGCGCGAAACGCGATATGTACCGGGAGATGGAACGATGAAGCGCATCGCGATCAGTCTCTTGGCTTTTTCGTCCGCCGGACTGATCGGCCTGGCCGTGCATGAGGATTATGCGCGCATGCCTTACCAGGATTCCGTAGGCAAGTGGACGGATGGTTATGGGAACACGGTCAACGTCGTGCCTGGCAAGCCTGTGCCACATGCGCGGGCGCTCATCACGCTGGCGAAAAACGTTGATGCGCACGCGACAGAGATCAAGCGCTGCTTTGGCGATGTGCCACTTTACCAGCATGAGTTTGACGCATTTGTGGATCTGGCCTTCAACGTCGGCGCGCCGACGGTGTGCCGCTCAAGCATTCCTCAAAAGCTACGCGCTTGCAATTATGCCGCCGCGTGTGCATCAATTCTTTCTTTCGACAAAATCACGGTGAACGGCGAGAAGGTGTCGTGCAAAGACCCGGCGAACAACTGTCGCGGGATCGTGAAACGTCGGCAGGAAACCTATAACCGCTGCATGGGAGCGACCGATCGTGCTTGACACTGTTCAAAAAAGGCTTCTCGCCGTGGCCGCTTCATCTTTGGCCGTGCTGTCGGCAATGGCGCTGTGTGGCTGGGCTGGTTATGACTATGGACGTTCGGCCGGGCGCGTTGAGGTTGCCCAGCATCTTGAAAAGAGCGCTGCTGCGCAAGCAGCGGCGTACCGTCAGGCGATGGCTCTTTATGTGGCAGAAACCGCACGCGCCAACCGCGCGGAGCAATCGCTACTTGAAGCCAGCCGCCGTTTTGCAGCAGAAAAAAATAACTTGCGAAGGAGAGTTGCCGATGTCTCGACTGTCTATTCACCTGATGGCACGGCGGTTGTTGCTTTGCCTCGTTGCGTTTTCACTGGCGGCTGGGTGCAGCTCTATAACGCCGCCATTGGATTGCCCGACTTACCAGCGGCCGCCGTTGCCAGCAAATCTGGCAGCCCCGCCGGAACCAGTCAAACCGCTGGTGCCCGGTTACGCGATTCAGGCGTCAGCCAGGCCGACGTGCTGGCGCACATGACTGACTATGGCGCCCGGTGCCGGGCGATGGAAAAACAACTGACCGAACTGATCGGGCTGCACAACCAGACAGAGGCTAAAAAATGAAAGTGGATTACGCGACAATTGAGTTCGTGTTGAGCATTGCCGGATTGCTGGCGACCTTTGCAGGCGTGATGTTTGCGCTGGCCAAGCTGCTGTTGCGGCAAATGTCAAAAGAGATCGACACGCGGTTTGCATCGATCGAGAACCTTCATGAGAAGACGGACGGCGAACTGCGGCGACTTGATCGCGACCTTGCCGACTTCAAGCTGCATATCTCCGAGCGGTACGTGCGTCGCGAGGATTACGTGCGCGGGCAGACCGTTATCGAAGCAAAGCTTGATTCGCTTTACAACAAGCTGGAAGTCGTCATGTTGAGAAAAGGAGAATAACGATGTTTGACCGTGAAAAACTCCGTCGTGAGGGTATGCGCTGGGTGCTCTTGATGGCGTTGAACAATTCGCGACCTGAGGATCTTGTCGAGGCCGTGATCATCATGACGATCCAGTCGGTTTATCCGGATGCGACACAGCGGGAAGTGCGCCGCGAGCTGGACTATCTGTTTGACCGCAAGCTTGTGACGATCAGGAAGGAGCCCAGCGGCATCTGGTGGTGCAACCTGACGCGCTACGGGGTGGATGTCGCAGAGTACACGGTCGATTGCGAACCGGGTATTGCGCGACCGACGAAATATTGGGTGTCGTGATGGCGCGCAAGGCCAAGGTCAACCAGCTGCCAAAAGCTGTTCGTGAATGGCTGGATAAGGCGCTGCTTGAAAAAAACTTCAGCGATTATGTCGTGCTGGAGCAGTTGCTTCAGGAGAAGGGGTATTCAATCGGCAAGTCGTCAATCCAGCGCTATGGTCAGAAAATAGAAAAACGGCTGGCGGCCATCAAGGCCAGCACGGAAGCAGCGAAGATCCTCACGGATGGCGCGGCGGACGATCAGGATGCGCGTTCTGAGGCCGTCATTGCGCTGGTACAGACAGAACTCTTTGAGAGTATCGTCAATCTTCAGGAGGCGACCGAAGAAGAGATCGATCCACAGGATCGGATCGCGTTGCTGTCTAAGGCCGCGAAGAACATTGCAACCCTTGCTCGTGCCAGCGTGAACCAGAAAAAATTCCGGATGGAGGTGCAGGCGCGTACGAAAGCGGCTGCCGATAGCGTTGAGAAGATCGCGCGTAAGGGCGGTTTGTCTGCCGATACGGTGGAACAGTTGCGCCGTGAGATTTTAGGTATCGCACAATGAAAAAATCAGCCGTCCCGGTCAAGGTGCCGAATACTGCATCAAAGCCGATCCCCGCCGTGCTGATGCCCTACCAGGGCGCGTGGTCGGTGGACCCGGCACCGCTTAAGGTGATTGAGAAGAGCAGACGTACCGGTATCACGTGGGCTGAGGCGGCTGATGATGTGCTGATCGCTGCGTCGAGCAGCGAGGCAGGCGGCCAAAATGTCTATTACATCGCCTACAACCAGGACATGACGATCGAGTATATCCAGGCATGCGCGATGTTTGCCCGGTTATTCAACTATGCGGCGGCGGAAATCGAAGAAGGGTTTTGGGATGGCGAGGAAGAAGACAAGCACATCAAGACCTATACGATCCGGTTCCCGGCCAGCGGTTTTCGTATTGTTGCGCTAAGTTCGCGCCCGTCCAACTTGCGCGGGCGCCAGGGCGTGATTGTCATCGATGAAGCGGCCTTCCACGAGAAGCTCGATGAGCTGTTGAAAGCGGCTCTGGCGATGTTGATCTGGGGCGGTAAGGTGCGCGTGATCTCGACGCACAATGGCGCGGACAATCCGTTCAACACGTTGATTGAGGATATCCGGTCAGGCAAGCGCGCAGGCGTTGTGCATCGGATTACCTTTCAGGAGGCTGTTGCCGACGGGCTTTATGAGCGCGTGTGCCTGCGCCTTGGCAAGGATTGGAATGTCGATGAGCAAGCCGCCTGGGTCAAAAGCGTGTATGCGTTCTATGGTGAGGGCGCAGCAGAAGAATTGGATTGTGTGCCGGCGCGCGGCGGTGGTGTTTATCTGCCGCTAGCGCTGATTGAGGCGCGCATGGCAAAGCCGGATGCGATAGATGCGCCGGTCATCGTCAGGAAGCGCTGGCCGGATGAATTCGGGTTATTGCCGGTTCCCATACGCGAAGCGGAAGTGGATGCCTGGCTGAAGGATGAGTTGCAATCGACACTGGCGGCACTGGATAAAACGCGCCGCCATGGTTTTGGTATGGACTTTGCGCGGGTTGGCGATTTGAGCGTGCTGACGGTGCTTGAGCAGACAAAAAACCTCATTGATCGCGTGAAGGTCGTTGTTGAAATCGGCAACTGGCCTTTTGCGCAGCAGCGCCAGCTGGTGAGTTTTGTCGGATTAAATCTCCCGAATTTCTATGCGGCCAGCATGGATGCGACCGGCAACGGCGCTGAGCTGGCGGAATATGCGGCGGACACGCTCGGGCGCTTGCGCATCGAGCAGGTGAAATTGACGGACAACTTTTATCTCGAAAAAATGCCGCGTTTCAAAGCGGCGATGGAGGACGCGACGCTGGAGAACTTGCCGCGCGACGATGAGTGTCGTGATGATTTGCGAGCCATCCGACGTATTGACGGTGTTCCGAAAATTGGCAAGGAAAAAACGCAGCGCGCTGGTGGCGGCAAGCAGCAACGGCACGGTGATTTTGCGATCGCGCTTTTTTTGGCGCATGCGGCCATGCATCGTGATGTTGCACCGATCGAATATACGCCCTTGCCACGAAACACCGGCGCCTGGCGTGAGATGGACGCGGAAGATCGATCGCGTGACAGGATTTCCCGCGACTTGCCGGAGAGCGTTTTTTCCAAGGGCGGCGGCTGGTAACAGGAGAACGATATGGCACAAATACTGGATCACAATGGCAACCCGATCGAGCGCAAGGCGCTCTCAGAGCCGCAAACAGCACGTCTTGGGTGGCTGCATCGGGAATTTGAAAATCATCCGTCTCTGGGTATTACACCACGCCGCCTGGCGGGCATTCTGGAGGCTGCTGAGCAGGGAAACATCGTCGCGCAGCATGAATTTTTCAATGACATGGAAGAGAAAGACGCGCACATTTTTGCGGAAATATCCAAGCGAAAGCGCGTCATTGAGACCATTGATTGGGCGATCGTTGCGCCGAGAAATCCGAGCAAGTCAGAAGAGGATGATTGCGCCTGGTTGCAGGAGCGGTTTGCGGACATGCGTGATCTGAACGATACGATGTACGACCTGCTGGACGCTATTGGACACGGGTTTTCAGCGCTGGAAATTGAGTGGGCTAAATACGGCAAGGAGTGGCTGCCCAAAGCATTGCATCACCGCCCGCAAAGTTGGTTCGTTTTGCCGCAGGCAAGCCGAAATGAACTGCGCTTGCGCACAATGGCGATCGATGGCGAACCGCTCACGCCGGGCGGCTGGCTGATCCACATTCACAAGGCAAAGAGCGGTTATCTTGCGCGCTCCGGGTTGCATCGCATCTTGTCGTGGCCTTTCATTTTTAAAAATTACGCGGTGCGTGACCTGGCCGAGTTTTTGGAAATCTATGGTTTACCGCTTCGCCTTGGCAAATATCCGAGCGGCTCGAACGACATTGAGAAAGCCGAGCTTTTGCGCGCTGTCGTGGGGATCGGCCACAACGCCGGTGGCATCATTGCGCAAGGCATGGATATTGAGTTTGAAGAAGCCGCCAAGGGTCAGAGCGACCCGTATATGGCGATGCTCGACTGGGCAGAGCGCTCGGCATCGAAGGCAATCCTCGGGCAAACCACATCGAGTGAAGCCAAGAGCACCGGGATGGGTTCGGGAGTCGCTAACCTGCATGGAGACGTGCGTGATGACCTGAAGAAGTCTGATGCGCGCCAGCTCGCCGGTACGCTTTCGCAATTGGCGTGGTTGATGCTGGTTAATAATCGCGGCCCTCGCGACCCGCATCGCGTGCCGCGTTTTGAGTTTGATACGTCTGACCCGGAAGACATTACGGTCTATTCTGAGGCGCTCCCAAAGCTGGTGGGTGTCGGCATGCAAATCCCCTCCGCGTGGGCGCACAAGAAGCTTCAAATTCCGCAGCCTGCCGACGGCGAGGATGTCCTTCAAACACTGTCGGTTGCGTCATCGTTTGCACCGTCCGATCTTTCCAGGGATACGGCCATGAATTCTGTCGCGGTGAACGTTGCCGCTCAGGGCTCGGATGCTGCCGCGCCGGACGCTATTGACGATCTGTCGGATGAAATGGCCAGCGAATGGGAGGAAACCATGCTGCCGATGGTTGCGCCATTGGAAGAGTTGGCCGCGAATTGCGCGACGCTCGATGAGTTTCGTGATCGCCTTGGTGATGCGGTAAAAAACATGGACACTGCGAAACTCGAAAAAATCCTCGCGCTCGGCACCTTTAATGCCCAGATACTCGGCCGCGCGACGCCGCCGAAGGAGTAGATATGCCCGGCCTGATTTCTTTCGGTCTGCGAGAACCTGAAGAAGCGCTGGCGTTTTTTCGGCAGAAGGGCTATGCGATAGCCTTCGATCATCGTGACGTGTGGCGACAGGCAAATCAGGGCGCTTTTACGGTGGCGAAGGTCGCACAGATGGATTTGCTGGCAGATTTCAGGACGCATATCGACGCAGCCATTCAAAACGGCACAACGCTTCAGCAATTCATCAAGGACATGCGACCGAATCTGATGCGCCGTGGTTGGTGGGGCCGCGCGCAGATGACAGACCCCCAGACAAAGGAAACGAAGGTTGTTCAACTGGGCAGCCCACGTCGTCTGAAAGTCATCTATGAAACAAATATGCGCACAGCCCATTCTGAAGGACAGTGGCAGCGCATTCAATCGGCAAAGGATACGCTACCGTTTTTGATGTATGACCACACACCGAGCCCGCATGAGCGCAAGGAGCATGCCGCTTGGGACGGGTTGGTTTTGAGAGCGGATGACCCATGGTGGCAGAGTCACTATCCTGTGCGCGCGTGGGGTTGCAAATGCAGCGTCATTCAAATGTCGGCGGCCATGGCCGACGCAGCGGGTGGCGAAAGTGTCGCCCCAGAGGAAAAATACCGCTCCTACACGAACAAACGAACTGGCGAAACAATCGATGTGCCGATTGGCGTCGATCCTGAATTTTCTTACCCACAAGGAGGCCGGCTAAATAACCTTGGCAGGCTCATGGCAGAGCGGGTTGAGCGCTCACCAGCGACATGGGGATCAGTTGTGTTTGATGGCGCAAGAGAGCGCGTCACACCGATCGTGATGGCAGAATACACCTCATGGATTACTGCCATTGAGGCTGATCGCGCCGCCCGGTTGGGGTCTAGAAGGGTGGTTAATGCTATCTCTCAAAACATTGTTTCGCAGGCTGCAAAGCTTGTCGGCGTGAGCCTCACCACTTCCGCCATCTCACTGGACAAAGGCGAAGCCATGCACTTACTGGCTTCAGCCCGGAAAGGAGAAAAATCAATTCCGAGTGAATGGGTTTATGCGCTACCGGAAAGACTCAACGCGCCTAAAGCGGTGCTTCACGATGTAAACTCAGGAAACCTGCTTTATGTTTGGGCGCTCGATGATAACCGATACATTCGTGTCGTTGTACAGCCCAACTTCGCTGACCAAAGGATTAAAACGAACGCTATCCGAAGCGGCCACGTTGTTACCATTGACGCGCTTCGAGGGACTCAATTTACCCTGCTTGACGGCCAGCTGTAA